ATTTCAATATTTCAATCCTTATAATCTTTTATTTCTAGGTATTTATATCAATATAACTTAACAAAAGGCCCAAAGTTATTTGCAGTTCCTTTCTTCTGCGCAAAATAGAAACAGTTAGTTAGGAAAGTGGTCAATTGATCATCTTTCAGTAAAGTAAGGGAATATACGAATTGTATCATCTGTAGATAATTTCCGTTATGCATGCCAATACCATCATCCTTATAAGAGGTTTTAATGTTTTCTAATATCTGTGTAGTATTGAATGCATCGTCTATTAATTCAAATTTACTATTCTCTATTCCTTTGAGTATGTTTTTCCAATAGGTTTCGGAAAATGTTTTATGTAATTTAGGTGCATGTGGAAGTTTCGTATTATGTTCTGCTAGCCATTCTGCCATTTTATCAACAGGAACTTTTCCAAGGAATGATTTGCCTTTGATATTTTTAATTTCCCACGTTATATTTTTTAACGTAGATTGATTGGATCTGAAAAATAAATCATATATCTTGTCACCCTGAGAGAATCTAATAGTGGATGTTTTTGATAAGAAAACAGGTAAAGCTTTCTTATCTTCTTCTAGGTAAAATGGTTTCTTTTTACGTGGTGCAAAAGTAGAATTCATTTTTACATACGTTAATTTTACTTTTTCTAACTCACCTTTATCCAATTTTAGGTTGACTTTTTCTATCTTTATATTCGTACCGTTGGATTTTTTAAGACTTATACCAAGGATGTCACCCTTATTAGCTGCATCTCTTAATATGTGATTTACATTTTCAATAGATACAGCATTAGTTAGTAATTTCTTATATGTTGCAAGTTTAGAGTTCTTGATTAACCATATATCTGCTGGATTCCACGAATCCTTTTTCGAATACCATTTATTATCTTTAGTGATTAATTTGGTAATAAACGACATGAATCCTTTGCCATTTGTGTATTGGAACACATCATAACCAGAGGTATTGAGTCCCTTTAATTTCCCACCAATCTGATCAAATTGTGCAGAGAAATGAACTATCCAACTAGTTGGACACTTATCAATGTTTGGATATGCTTTTTTGACACCCGACTTTGGATCATTCATCATTGCAGTAAAATTATTATAATTCTGTGTATTTGAAGAAAGAATATTCTCAATGATGAGTAAAGATAAACTTTCTTGTTCTGATATTTTGGGATTTACTAAATCCTTACCTCTACTAGAATAAGGTGTTTTGAAGATATGGGTGAATTTATGTCTCACACCTTTATTATCTTTAATCTCATCTTTTTTAAACAATGCAATTGTTTGTTCTGGTGTCCCCTTAGTTTGGACATCCCAACTTTCTATATCGAAAATTGCAAATTCTGGCCCTTTCCCTGACTTTGTTTTATGGCCTGTACCATTATCACCAAGTTTTATTTGAACACCATTATGAACATCTTCATTAAGGAATTTCTGGTAATCACCCGCATTACTACTAGTTAAATAATCTTTATACTGAAAACGTGCCATATGAATTTCTCTCTTTTTTTATAACCTAAGAATATATTTTACCAGAACCCTTAATAAATGTCAACTATTTAATCAAACTTCCAGTTTAGGATCAGGTGTTTTGAAATCTTTCTTGCGCATCACAGTTTTAGATATCATATCAAATTCTTGATTCTTAGCATCCCACTTTAATACAAATGGTATATTGACATGGGAGTTGATATCATGTAGAACAGCTTCTGCATTTTTATCCATAGAAGCAATTTTCTTACCATGTTTCTTGTAAGTCAATTTAAAGATTCTAACAAGTTCCCCTGATGAAATCTGTTTTTTATTACGTGCATCATTGACCCTATCAAGGAAATGTCGTGTGAATTCCACATCAATTCCTACCTTTGCAAATAATTTGTCTGCCATTCTCTCTACTGCATCTAAATCGTCTTGACTTAGAGCTTCGAATAGACCCTGTCTAAATTCTTGAAAACTTTTCATTTTATTATCCCGTATGTTATTATGCCATTTTCTATGGCAAGTATTATTTTAATATTAACAGATTTGAGAAACTTGATAACCTTCTCAGATCCGATTTTATGTAGAAACTTAGGCAGATCCATTATTTGTTTACCCCCACCAAAATGGTATACCACATCATCATATAAATTCTTCTGTTTATCAGTCTTAGGACTTGGTGCATATTGTAACAAGTCAAGGATAGTACCAGATCTATTCATTTCGGGTATCTTTAATTTTTTACCGGATAAACTAACTTTAACTTCAGATACTATAGAACCGTATGACTCTGCATGTTTACGATTTGGTGTTAGCCATATGATTTTATCATTAGATACCGATGCATCACCATTATGACCACGATACAAAACCACTTTAGATTCATTTATAAATTCGTTGAATGTTTTCATGTTTTATATTTCCAATTCTTCATTACTACACGAATGAAGTTTTTACTGTGCCAGGAATCGAGAATCCAACCGAGTCTACTTGATGTTGCAAGTCTGATATGCTCACATGGTATTTCTTTAATTGCACATTGTAATGAATCTATAGATTCGATTGTTATGTTAGGTTTGACATCTGGGAATGGGTATGCATCTGACACCACTACATCGTTTCCAGATCTTTCGAGTACTTCTAGCCATGGTATATCTTTCATAATATTTTATTCACGTTTATCTGATCGATCATGATCATATATTACCTTTTCAAGTTTAAGAATAGCAATCATATCGTTTGGGACATATCTCCAAACGTAATCACCATCTTCCTTTATAATAGAAAAAACAGTTTGTGTCAACCCTATCTTGACGATGATTGCATCCGAATCATCTATTTTAACTTTATCCCCTTCACTGAATGCGGAGTTCATATAGAATGCCAATCCTTTAGATGCCTTCGTTATGAAATCCTTTATCCATATTGCAATGATCCCAGCAACTAAAATTTTAATGATTGGTATCATATCATTCGTTAACTCTTCTGCCAAGTGTAGTTCGTCCATAATATCTATTTAGGATAATCTTTTTTAAACAAAAAAAAAGGATCCGAAGATCCTTAATTCTAAAAATTTAAAGTGTCATCATCCTGATGAATTACATAACCCTTTACGGTATGCTATATTTTTATTGATTACATCAATATGTGTAATCTTAGTTTTCTTATCTGCACCAAAAGGATGTACAGATCCCTCATATTCACGTTGTACATCACGTGAAGATGGAAGTCCGAGAACTGCATTTTCAATTGAAGCAAGAGTTGCAAGATAATTATTCTCTTGAATTAACTCATTTGAATCTGCATTAGGTGCAATGAAAACCGATACACAGATAAAAATATCATCTGCCTCTGAATCGTTAATGATACCATTTTTAACTGAATCTGCAACTGCAAGTGCAATACCACGTTGTGCAGGGCCAAACAATTGTACTGCTTGGTTCAAGTTTTTCATGGTAACTTTATTGAACATCACAGTATTTGGTTTTACTGCAAGATTTGGTGCAACTACTGCTAATGCAGAAGTATGTCCCTCTTTATTTGAACAAAGTGTTTGTGCAAAAGTGGATTCAACCACACCTCCACGTGGGCCTAAAATTAGATCGATATGAGCAAGGTTTTTACCATCACTTGCACTATCCACTAAACTTTCACCAACACATAATCCTGTAACTCTAGCCATTATTTCTCCGTTTTTTCATTAATTGAATATTATATTATATCACTTATGTTTTTTAAATCTTAGTTCTCGATGTTATAAATTGTTTATGGACTACATCCATTATTGTTAAAAAAATACCCATTATAATTAATAAAATAATACTCGATAAATATAATATGGCCATAAAAATTGCATTAGTTAATACAATCATTTCTTTCATATAGAACAAGTCCCTGCAGGGACTCTGTGTAAAAGGGTTGATACTCTTGGGGGATTTGGATGGTGGTTGGTATGGTTCAGGTACAATAACATAGTCGTATTGGCTCCCCATATTACGATAATAATAATTAATATAATCAGTAGAAGTTTATCAGACTTCTGTATCCCAACTGGAACTATTTGCACCAGACAATTCATTATTATTGCCAATAAACCTAATATTAAAAAAACTTCTAGTATTGCCATTTTGAATCGTCCATTTGCCAATTCGAATAAACACATTTACCAAGTGAATTATACGATGATGTCAGAGATGAGTGACGTTGATCCCCTTGATATTTTCTTGATACATGTATCCATCCAGAATTAGGATCTGTCCCATCGTAGAACTCTAATATCAATTGATCGAAGTCACAATTATTGTATATCCATTCTGCAACTAGTTGATTATCTGTACCAATCACTTCCAAATCTACTGCTTCACCTTTTGTATGTTGAGATTTGTTAGATGAACCAATTAAAGTATTTAACTCTAGACATCTATAACCAGAATTAATTCGTGTTGGCCCAAATTTCTCTCTTACCGGTTGAACTACCTTATCGAATAATAGAGAAACTGCAGGTTTTAACTCTTCTGGAACTGAATTATCGATATTATTTCGTTTTGCAGTTGTGGAATTTTCATATTCTTTCCAAGAGAAGTTTTTTGAAATTTTACTCATGAATTATAATCCTATGAAAAATAAAATTGTACCAATTGTACAAATTATTGCAATTGGTATTGTGAAGGTAAGTATGGTGTAATATATTGATTTTGATATGTCTGATTTCATGATATCAAATTTTTATTTGCAATTGCCAGGGTTTCAAATGCTTCTTGAAATTCTTCCTGTTCGGAAACTTCAGTTGCAAAATTCCTCATATGATATACTTTTGCGAGTTGATTGATTAATTTTTTTGGAATATCGAATTCCTCATTTAAATTATCTGAAATTTCTTTGATCAATTCACGTTCGGCTTCAATTCTCGTTTTACAATTTGAAATTTCTTCTAGTGCAGAATCGATCTTTTTAATATCAGTTGGATTGCTTGGTAATGTAGTCATGATTTCCCCATATTATAATTCAGATTTACCATTTATTTTCAGGACAAATGGAACTTTTTAACTTTAAAAATAGTGCTAAATGACACCCACAAATAGAACATCTATTTGGATTAATAACCATTTTATCACATGATTTGCATATTGTCAATCTTTTATCCCAATACCATTTTCCTGTTTGGGTAGTGGTTTTTTTATCGGTTTGTTCCATTGTATAAGATCGTAGTTATCAATATATTTCTTATTCGATACCTTTGATTTTAAAGCATCACCAGTTACATCATTCTTTGTTGTATTTTTCATATTATTTATGCAATAATTGTTGCAATTTCCTCTTTTCTTGTCTACGTTTTGCTTCATGATTCTCTTTTGCAAAGTCTTCAAATGATACATATTTTGTTGAATCAAATGCAGAAATATCAATATCACTTTCTATCCATACATCAGCAATCATATTAGGTGGTTTCTGGGTATGATGATATTTTATCTCTGATGCATTAGGTATTTCAAGTGTACATTTCTTTGATGAGTACAGAATACCATTAGTTATAGATGTTGTGGAAAATATTCCAGGCAAAGAATCTTCGGTTAACGGCTCAGATCCATTTGCAATTAAACCCCGAATATTAGGTACAATCACGTGTTTCATAATTTTCTCACTTGTCTAATACCAACAACTATTTCAACTTCTGCATGAGTTTCAACCCATATCTTTGCACCACATGATAAAGGTTTATCAGGTCTATAGATCATAGTGCTTGGCCCATTGATCTTCATTTGATATCCGTAAATATTTTCTTTATAGGTCTTACAAGTTAATACAGGTTCAATATCATCATAAGTGTATATATAATTTAGCTCCTGTATCTTTTTCCAATTGGATCTTATCTTATGTTGATTGACATGGATTATCTTTTTCATAATATTTATGCAACAATTGTTGCAATTTCCTCCGCAATAAGTTTAGTTACTTTTCTGTTTTTTGAAAACTTTTTAAAATCACGTTTGATAGAGTTCAATCTTTTCTTATCTATTATATCAACTTGATTGTCTGATTCTTCATCCTCAGTTACAAATTCATCAGATGCAGAATTCATTTTTTCATCTAAAATATACATAAATGAATCATATCCACGATAGTCGTTAATCGTGACAAATCCTTTTTTTCTATCAATTAATTTATGTCTCGCAGTTAAAAAGAATCCTTGCAACTTAGTATATTTTCTTAGATTCAAAAAAACATCTTTTAAAACCTGATCCGTGGAATAATTCTTAGAAACATCTGATACAATTCTTTCACCATCGATATTCAATGTAACTGTATTTGTACTATATCCGATATAATCCGATTTTCCTGAATTTCTAACTTCCTGCGCAGAACCATCGGTTAAGAATATGGTATTCATTTTCTGAATCTTATTATTTGCAATAAAGTCTTTAACCATAATAGTTGCAAAAGTAGCAGTTTCAATTAATGGTGTACCACCAAGGTGGAAATAACTATCAACAAAATGTTGGTGTCTAGACTCGATTAACCATGCATTAAACATTGCACGTTTCATCATCCTTGCATTTTTAGTTTTGTGGTTTTTAGATGAACTCAGTTCAATCATACCAACCGCCCAATTAACAATATCATATTTATCAGTAATACGATCTTCAGAATTCCATACATCACGTTCTTGCCCGTGTTTGACACGATCAGTTGTGAATGAATATAGTTGGTATGGTATATTAATTCTTTCTGCAAACATTGATAATAAAATCGATTGTTTAACAGTTTCTAGAATTCTTTTACTCATCGATGATGAATAATCAATAAACATCATCATACCGTGATTTTTTGCATCAGGTTGAATTAATGATGTTTTGAAAATGTTATCATCTAATTTATATTGCCATAGTTTGGTTACATCAATCGAACCCGTTGTGGATTCTTGTATTTTTTTAGAATCATTTGCAGACTGTTTCATATTGAAACGGTTTACCATTGCAGATAATTGTGGTTTTAATTTTCTGATGAACTCTGAATAAACTACATCAAATTCTGTCTCAACACTTCTAAGAGTTAAATATGTATTTTCATTCCATCGATTAGATTCACGGTACAATTTAGTTTGCACATTGATCATATCTTCAGTGATGATAGATTCTTTAACTTGCTCTCTAGTAATAGTAATGTGAGAGGTAGTTTTAGAAAAACAATTTAATCTATCTTCGTTATTTCTAAATGCATCATCTGTATCAGAACTATAATCAGGTTCGAAATCTTGTGTCATTTCGTCAGGATCTGTATCAGGTTCCTCTTTTGATTCATCGTCTTTCGATTCATCATCCTTTGATTCATCATCCTTTGAATCGGAAGGTTTATCTGATTCTTCATTGGATTCTTCATCCTCACTTTCACCTTGATCATCATCAGTTGATTCTGCAGAAATTCCAGTTTCTTGAGTATCAGAATCTGATTCCCCTGTGTCTGATTGATCAGATTCTTGATCTTGTTGTTGTTCTTTAATGAATTCCATTAATTCACGTGCAAGGACAATAACATCATCAAAAGACTTTGTCTGATATACTTTTGCATTAAGAACAGACTCAGATAAAGAAAAATCAATTGCAATATCATCACCAACTTTGGATTTAATGTTGATACGGTCAAGGAATTTTAATCCATTAACATCTTTGTCTTTAATTCCAAAGAAATCTTCACTTAAAAGTTTTCTATAACCTCTCTTGAAATCATTAATTAGGCCAGGATATTCTTCTCTGACCATTCTTTCAATACGAACATCTTCAAGGATGTTTAATATTGGAAATGGGATATCTTTAATACATTCTCTTCTTTCTGTATGTGAAAATATATCAGGTGTGTATAATGCATGACCGACTTCATGGCCAATAAACAGGTTTGTTGCATCTTCAAATTCTGTTCTTAATGTTGGTAATTTCAGTTCACGTGTAGTTGGGTTAAATGATGCAGTTTCAAAATTGCCCTCAGTAACATTGATATTCTCACGTGATAATAATTTCGAAAGTAACGACTTATTCATAATATATATTCTCTCTCAATTTCAATCTATAATGCTATTATACAGTAAACTATGGTACCTGTCAAGACTTATTTTCTGGATTCCACGGATTTGTTTTCCAAACCGCATCCCATTCATCAGGGGTTACATTATTCAAAGTACTACGTTCAATACAAGGTTTACTGAGATCTTTCTTTTTTTGCATATCTTCTGCCACAATAGTTGCTTCTGCAAAAAGATTGATAATATTATTCATAGATTAAATCTCCTTTAGGTTTTTTCGTTCATTTGACTTCATGATCATGAATTCCTCAAATGTCATGATTGGTTTTGGTGCAGTTACTTTAACTTCAAGGATGGAAAGCCTCTTCATGGTATATTTTCTAGTAGCTGCTGGAAATGACAACCTACTTCCATTTTTGTTTTTTTTCATTTTCTTAGTCATTTTTCTCTCTCAATTTCAATCTATAATGCTATTATACAGTAACGAGTTGGTCATGTCAAGACTTTTATGAACAATATTTAATTAAATCTGCATCAAGTTCTTCATTTTCTGCAATCATATTAAGTAACTCTTCAAAACTATAAAATACACCCATATCAAGAGTGATACCTTCTTCATTATTAATTGCTTCTGAAATCTCATCTAAAGGGGCAAAATATTTAACACACTGTTCTTGGTAATTCATAATCAATCTCTCTTTAATATAGGTTTCTCTCAAGTACAGTGCTAGTATATCAAATCCTGACTTCCTTGTCAAGACTTAATTATTTTTTAATTACCCGATAATCCATCAATTACAGTAACTGCACCATCAGTTGCTCCTGCTGCAAAACCTACACCGGTTGCTACTTCTACTATAGTACTAGTAGCTACAAGTCCTACCATTTCGGGGGCTGCAACAATTGTAGCTGCACCGATTGCAATACCACCTGCGACTTTACCTACACTTGACCAAAAACTCATATTATTTCCTCTGTTAAATTTAAATTAATTTCTTTCATTTGCGATGGCAAGCAGTACATAATGACATGCTTTAATTAGATCAGATTCCTGTTTACCATCTTTCTTACCATACCTTATCAGATATTTGATAGAGGTATCGATACATGTATTAGAAAAACTTCCCCTTGCTTTCCATACGTCTAATGATTGAAGATCATTTTCATCATTAGTATAATGCCCGTTATATGTACTATTAATGTATTTCTCAACATCCATTAATGCAGTAATTTCACCATATTTACCTAACAACTCATCCGGAATATCTTCGTTATCCTTTAATGATGTCATACTTTAATTGCACCATTTAATACCCATTTAGATTTGGGATGTCGTTTGAATGTGAATGTCCCATGTCCTGTTTTCTTTGCAGTACGGGTTTTTCCTTTTTGGATTGGTAATACAGATGGTCTTGCTCTTTTACTCATAATTTACCTCAAATATATATATAATAATTATGTTACTAATGCTTTTAACGATTCCCCATTACAGGATCTTCTAATTGTTTCTGCAACTAGATCACGAATAGTTAAAATTTCAATTTTTTCGGTTTCCCTTATACCCTTGCCGTGTTCGATAGAGTCCGTCACGTATAACTTGTTAAGATTAGATTCTTTAATTTTTTTAATTGCATCCCCAGAAAAAAGACCATGTACACAGATTGCATCAATCGATTTTGCACCATGACCTTCTAATGCATCTGCAGCACCAACTAACGTTCCTGCCCCATCTACCATATCATCTACTAAAACACATTTTTTCCCTTCAACATTACCGATAACATTCATGACTTCAGACTTACCTGCTTCTGGTCTACGTTTATCTATAATTGCAATAGGTAGGTTTAAAAGATTTGAGAAATATCTAGCCCTAGAAGTACCCCCGATATCAGATGATACCACCATATCCCAATCATGGTTTGGTGCAACAACCTCTTTCATTGCCTTAAGTGCTGACATGTGTTCACAGACGACATTATTATTAAAGAATCCCTGTGTTTGTAATGAATGTAGATCCATACAAATTACTGAATCTATTCCACTATGACATAACATATTTGCAAATACTTTAGAACTAATTGGACTACGGTTTGTTCTTCTATCCTGTCTAGCATAAGGATAATATGGGAAAATTACCACTATTCTAGATGGTGATGATCTTCTTACTGCATCGATTAATAACATAAGTTCCATTATATCAGAATTCTTGTTACCGGATTTATTCGATGTACAACCAGAAATGATAAAGACTTCATCCCGTCTGATATTCTCACATACTTCAACATAAATTTCGGAGTCTGGGAAATCGACTACCATTATTTCTGTCAATGGCATTTCTAATTTAGCACACACTTCCTCTGCAAGTTTTCTGTTTGACCTAGTTGCAACGATTCTAGAATTTTTCATTTCACCTCAATGTCGTATAAATTAAATAATTTTAGTTTATCCTTGTATTATACTGGATATCTTATATAAAGTCAATAACTATTTAAATAATAACCGACATAATCGATAATATCCCACAGAAGAATGGTCTTTAATTGAATCGATCTCAAATTTCTTTAGTCCACCTGCCATGCCCATAACGAATTGTCTAAACATGAACCATTTTGTGTCATTATACGAATGTATCCCCATACGATCAAAATAATTTAATATACCGACATGTCTGAACCCGATCAATTTCCACGGATTTCTGGTTACGATATCATTGTTATTTCTGAAGCGATAGAACTTTGGTCTGAAATTTTCTGCAAATTCCTTATCTCCTACACGGGGAGATCCGAAAGTATATCCCTGTGTTTCCTCATCACCCATTCTCATTGCTGCGACAGTTGCAAGGGCAGCACCCAATGAATGTCCGGTGAGAAATAATTTTCTTCTTACAACTCCAAAATCATGAGTTTTGATATGATCGATACAATGACATCTGATATCATCCCATATAACATCCAGTGCCCCTTTAAACCCTCTGTGTACCTTTCCAGTAACGTCAGACTCTACTTTCCGGAACTTAAGATCTGCTTTAATGTCGGCAAGTGATGTAGGTTCAGTTCCACGAAATGCATAGATTAAATTTGTATCATCCCATAATGCATAACATTGGGTTCCTTTATTATCAAAAAAATGGATATCATAATCATCGGAATATATTGATGCAAACTCTGATGGATCTAGATAAACATCTGCTGATAATTTAGAAAAAAAGGATGCATTGAAATTAGAATAGTTCGTAGTGATCATCAATTAATCCTCTGCACATGTGACTTTAATAGAATTTGGTTCTATTGCCTTATCCAATTGTTTACGTGCAACGGATCTTGCATTGGATGGAATTGAGCAGTACTTTGATATTGCATGATCTGCAGCAAGTTGTGCAGTATGCATGGTAGAACAACCAGACAGAATAATGGTTGTTATAATAATAAGTTGTTTCATTGTTCACCTTTATAATTTAAATAAAATCTTAACCGTATATATAATTAAAAATATCGGTTATATTCATTAATATCATCACATAAATTATGTAGATAATAGACACATATTTGAAATTCAATTTAACTTTTTCCATGTTATAAATCACAATGTGTCTATTATCCCACAAATATCGATTGTTGTCAACCGATTTTTTCTTTTATGTCTGTCCCAACTAACTCTCTGGATTTCTTGATAGAGAGTAGTTGAGTTTGGAGCAATATGTTCTGACTAGTCAATTCATTAATACGTTCTTGCATAACTTTGACTAGATCATTAATATCATATGGTTCCGTTATAGACTGATTTACCATAGTTAGAAAGTACCACCGTCAATATCTTCCCATGTTGGAGTGCCTGATCCTTGAGAAACAAGAACTTTACCTTGAACCGCAGTTGCAAGAACAATGATTTCACCTGTTCCGTTAGATACCATTAAACGGTTAGTTGTTACAGGAACCATTTTATGTTGAATATTAATGGTATCATCAAGGATCATTGAGTTGGTGATACCCTGAGCCTTAACTTGAAGTGCATCACTTACAACTTCAATCGATGAATCATCAACTTCGACATCAATTGTATTACCGATTTTACTTAATGCAGCTCCTGGCGAGATTTGACCAGCACCAGAGAATTGTTCAAAAGTTACAGTAGTTGTACCTAATGTAATTGCACCATTTTGAGTACAAACATAACCATTATCGGCATTTAATGCACCCTCTTCGACAAAGGTAAATGCACCACCAGTAATCTCTGCAAGGAAAGCATCATTACTATCTTCATTGGCATCTGCAGATCTAGTTAAAACCCATGCAGAACCAGCAGAACCAGCATTAGTTACTTCATAGAAACCGTTTTGAACTGCATTAGTCTGATCTTTTACTAATACTCTATTACTGACTACAAGAGCAACCGTATCAATGACCAATGCTGCATTTGATGATGCAGTTAATGTACCTGCTCCATTGTTATATGCACTTGCAAGATTTGCAGTAGTACCAGCACGACATGCAGCTTTTACTGCAAGACCATTTGCAATAGAATCAACGTATGCTTTATTAGTCAGTGAAGTTGAACCAAAACC